TGTCAAAGTCATCTTCGTAATACATATCTACTACTTCTTGAGATACAGATGTACCAACTGCCCAATCATATTCAGGGTCTTCGGGTTGACAAAGATGTCCAACTCCTAAAGTTTTATATCCTAAACTATCTTCATAGATGTTCAGTACTTCACCTTCGTGTCTTTTAATTTGTTCTTTACATAGTTCTATGTTCATAAATTTAATCCTTCATAATCTGATGGATGAAAACCAAACCAGTCTTCTCCATATTTTTCTTTAAGTTCTTTTTCAACTGAATCTCTTTTATTTTTTAATTTTTCTAATTGTTTTGCAATTTTTTTATTATTAAATCTTTGTTCTGGGGTATTTTCAGAAAATATATCTGTAAGTTCTTCTTGTGCTTTCCAGTAATTATCTTGTAATTTAGCTCTTCTTTTTAATTCAAGGGGTGTATATTGTTTTAATCTTTCTGATTGTCTTAATGCCATTATAACTGAAGGGTCTTCATCATAATTAGTAACAAAATTTATTCCAAGTGCAGATTCAGGTTCTTCTTTAATATCTACTTCATTTGTTTTTTTCTTTCTATTAATTTGTTGAGTTGTTAATTTCATTAAATTTTTTCTACCTAACATAGCTAAACCACCAAACATATAAGGCTCTCTTAAACCTAGTCCTTCCATTTGAGCTTTTAATTCTCTGTCTTCTATATCTTGTGCAGCTTCTGAGGTTGCGTTAAAAGGTAATCCTGTATTTCTGTTTACCATTTCGTCAGGTTCGTCTGTGACGTTAGGTACATTAGTAACTATACCACCTTTAGAATATTGTCTTACTTTATATTCTTCATCTTTACTAGATGTTCCTCTTGCTGCAGCCCTCATAGCTTTTTTAGTATCTGCTGGTAGTAAACCATATCCGGGAACATTAGTTACCATTATTTCAGGTATACCTTTTCTATATAATACACCATCAATAAAGTCTTGTGGTAACGGACCTGCAAAAGTTTTTAAAGAAGCCGTTAAAGTTCCTACATTTCTGTCATATTCATTATCATATCTTGCTGCATAATCAAAAGGTCCTAAACCTCCCCATCTTCTAACAGCCTCAAATATTAATTGACCTGATTCTTTATTATCACCAGTTTCATAATCTTTTAAATTTTGTCCTTGACTTCTAACTATATTACCTATGTGAGCTACTGAACTCATAAGTATAACTGTTGGTATTGCTTTAGGTATTGATTGTGCTGGACTATTAACAGCTTCATTTGCAAATCTTTTAAGTATAGTATTATTAAATACTGTAGGATATCCTGCAAACTGTACTAACATTTGAGCTGCAGGTGTTGAAAACCATAAAGGTCTGTTAGCTTCTGCAGTACTAGGGTTAAGTATAATTTCTTTTACAAATCTATTAGCTCCTGAAGTATACTGTTCTTGATAAAAATCTTGACTACGTGCTATGTTATCATCCCACTTACCATTAACTGTAGATTTTTTATACCATACAACAGCATCGTCTGCTTTAACTCCTAAGTCTCCGAGTTGTTTAATAAGATATTTTTCTTTACTAGCACTTAATCCACCCTTAGAAAGCTTCTCAGCATTTTGTTTTATTAATCTTTTACCCGTAGTAAATGATGCAAGTTGAACAGCCTTTGTCCATTGTGTAAGTAAATTAACTTTAAAGAATCCTTGCTGTAAAGTCTTAGCTACACCACCATGTAGTCCTTCACCTGCAAGACCTTCAAGTCTTTCTTGAACTGCTTGTTCTAAAGCTAGTCCAGTTTGATATAGTTCTCCCCATGCTTCATCATCTATATCTTTTATACCTTTAACTCTTTGACGTAAAACTCCACGTTGAAATCCTTTAATAGTTCTGTCAATAACACTAGCACCTTCTTTAGCTAAAGCATTTCCAATATCACTTATAACTTGAGGAGCATCAGACTTACCTGCTCTACTTAAAAGTAAAAAAGGTTCAGTAACACTAGACAAAGTAGCAAAGGGTAAGTGAGCCATCTGCTGTGTTAGTTTGCCCCAATCAGCAGCATTTCTTGCCCATCCTTTCGTTTTCCATATAGACTGTGAATCTGTTTCAATTCCAGTTACACGTTTGTGCATATTTCTAAGACTATCAAGAACTCCAGTAACTTCATTTTCACTCATGCCACTTGTTATTAACTCATCTCTAATTCCGCCTTTATTAAGTAAAAATTTAGATTCAAATTCTAATATATTTTTACCAAAATAATTAGACCTTTCAATAGCCCTAGCAGAATTAGTAAAATAGTCTTCTAATATTTGTTGTGTATCATCTTCTAATACATATGCAATTTTATTGTCATCAAGATTAGTAAATCTTCTAGCTTGTAATCTTCCAGCAGAATCTCCAACTTGTTTTCCCTTCATCATTATTTTAACTTCAAAAGGAGTCCATCTTTCTTCAAGCATATTTTCAACAATACGAGAAGCTTTTAATTGTTTAGCATATTCTACATCACCCTTTGCAAGTTCTAAAAAATTAACACCAAACACATCTTCATCTTTACCAACTGCGTCTTCTAAAACACCTTTAATTTTTTCATTATCAGCATTTTTAATAATTACTTCATCTAATTCATTTATAGGGTCAGCGTGTCCTGCATCAATTAAATCTTTTTGAAATCTTTCTCTGTTTTCTTTTAAAGCTTTATAATTAAATAATCTAGGAAAGTAACCACCTTTATTAATAGTATCAGGTCTAAATAATCCTGCACGATTTAAATCATTAAATGATTCATCTAGTATATTTCTAACACCTTCAGTACCGTCAAAGTTTTTACCACCATAAGAAACTGCAACATCTTCTGTTACTATAAATCCATTATGTTCTTTACCTATTAAATCTCTTATCCAAACTTTATTACCTGCTCTTTGAGCTTCTCGTTTAGTTCCGGTTACTCTTTTATCTCTTAATAAAGAATTTAATTGTTGTTGTTGGTCTTTAGCTAGTCTAGCTCTAAAGCCTACTCTGTCTAATACATTAAATGACTTAGCTAAACCATATAAATATTTACCTGTTCTTTCTCCAACAGCTAATCCATAAGACTTTTCTTTTACAAGCTCTGAACCTTCTCCAGTTAATGTAACATCATAGTCATATCTAAACTTTTTGAGTAGTACTTGAAGTTGTGGTGATTTATCTATGTAACTTAAAAACTCTGTAGTTGGTTTACCTACAGTGTTTGCTATAAATTTATTTAAAAATACTGTGCCTTTACTTTGAGCTTTTTTACCTTCAGCTTTTAATTTTTCTAAAGGTTCTACTAATACTTCTTCAGCTTCTGATTCTTCTAATATTTCTTTTCTTGTTTTAGCACGAGCAACATCTTCTATGATTTCTTCGTTACTAAATTTAAATTCTAGTTGTTGATAAGGTTCAGGCATATCAGTAACAGGTACTGTATCTACATTCGTGTCTACTTTCTTAGCAACTTCTTTAGCACCTCTACCATATGTAGCAGCAGTAATACCACCACCTAAAGCTCCACCAATTGCTCCACCTAGTAATGTAGTAGCTGCAATGTTTGTAAAATCAATATCGTCTTGAAGTCCTAAGTCCATATCTATATCTTGTAAAAAATAATTATGTAGTCCTCCCCATGCAGCACCTTCAGCAGCAGTAAACAATGCAGTATCTTTTATAGCTTTTGTTTTTAATTGAGATTTAGTAAGTTGTTTTATAGCTTGTTGAGCAGTTGCTTTAGCAGCTACATTTGCAGTTACTGATTGACCACCACTAGGAATAGCAAATATAGCAGCAGCAATATTAAAAGGGTCAGTAACTATATCGACTCCAATATCTTTAATCATACCGAATCTTTCTTTCCAATTACCTATATCTGCATTATTAAATCTTTCTCTTAAATATGCATAGTCTTGTTTTTGTGCGTCTGTCCATTTACCTGTTTGAAAAGAACGAACAGCAGCAGCACTTAAACTATAGTCAGAGTCTCTAAGGTATTCAAAGATATTATCATTACTACCAACACCATCTAAAAACCTTGAAGCTCTTTGAGCAAACTCAGGGTCATTTCTAAGTTCAGTAAG